TTCTTCTAATAGCTTAAATGCTTCATCAGCATTTTTAAAAATATTATCAACATTTTTATATATAGAGTCTCTAATATTTTTTAATACCATATTATAATCTTTAAAATAATATTTACCATCTTTAAATTCAATATTATCATTTGTAAAATCTATATTTAGTTGCTATGCCTATGATAATATTTCATCTAAATTCATACCGCCTAATGCCGTTTTTAATGTATCTTCTAATGTTTTAATTTTTTCACTTAATGTAGAAAAATAAGTATTTACTTCTGATGGAATATTAATATTAATACCATCCTAAATTTCTTTTAATGAATTTATAATTATATCATTATTAGGAATTCCTAAAGCTTCAATTTGGTCAATTGCATCAGCAATACTTGCATAATCCATTAAATTAGTAGAAGTTAAAATATTACCTAATTGTTTTTTCTACTTTTCAGTACCAAACGTACCATCAGCAAAACTTTTATATAATTTAATCCAATTTTCAGCATAAGATATCTAATCCTCTGCTGACAAACCAACATTATCTGCTAAATCTGTAAATTGTCCCACTAAATTATCTAGTTGATCACTACTAAATATTTTTTTCCAATTTTCAACTGTTTCCTTTTCTAATAACGTTTTTTCAATGCCTAAATCTATACCAAGACGATCACGATTATCTCCATTATAATCTATAAATTTTAAATCGTTAAGCATGGCGTCTTCAAAACGCTCTTTCGATTTTTCCGTGATTTCCTTACGATGATTAGCAATCTATTCTAATAATTCTTTATCTGTAATATTTAAAGTTTCTAAAACTGCAATATATTCAGCTTCTGTATAATCTCCAATATTATTCCATAAATTTGTTAAAGTATTCTTTTTGATCTTTGATAATTTTTTAAGTTCACTATTCTATAATTGATTATCAATGCCATAATCACCGCTATTCCACTAAATCCCTGTAGAAATTTGATCAAAAACTTCTTTAACATCTTCGCCTGCTTTAACTCTTGCCTCAGCTTGATCTTTTAACATTTCTGAATAAATAGATAATTCAATTCCAGAATATTCTTCATTTTCTGCATAAGTAGAACGCACATATTGTTCAACTGCAGAATTCATCTATTTTTCAACTAATTCCTAAGAATCATATTGAGTTTTTGAAGCAGCAATTAAGTTAGACACCCAAGTAGCATCAACATGATAAGCTGTCTAATTATAGATTCCACTTTGTTCAAAACGTTTATTAATTTCATTTGCAACTTTTTGTGGATCTTCATTCCGATAATTCTTTACAAATAATTCTATACCTTCCCATACAGCACTATCGTTAACTTGTGTGCCAGAAGAAGTACTAATAAACATATCATTTTTCAGATCTTGTCCAAAAATCGCCTAAGCATATTTAGAAGAAATATCATGTTGTTTCTAACCAGTAGTATCAATTTCTGCAGCCTATGCTAAAGCCCAAGCACTATTACCTAAACCTATTTTAGCTAATTCTATACCAGTATATCCATTAGCTAATCCGTCTGCGATAGCTTGATATGTTTCTCCCATTACATACTATGCTGTCTTTTCACCTGTCTCAAAGATACGATTACCAGCATACCAATGATTACGAGTTTCTACTGGTGTAATACCATAATTGGCGGCTAAATTTGCTGAATCAGTATTAACAGCTAATGTTGCTGCCAATGCTTCTTTCTAGTCTTGTAAATAAATACGACGTTTTGCTTCATATAAAGTATCATAAGCATCACTCATATTCAAAATTGCATTGCCCTCTGAATCATAACCACTTACTAATTCAGTATGTGTTCCTGCAATTTCATTGCAAATATTTAAATAATTTTGCATACTCTCTTCATTTAAATTACGAGCTTTATAAGCTTCTTTATATTCTTCTTTTAATTGTTTTAAGCTCTTTAATTCATTTGAAGACTCTAAAAATTTATTATTTGCTGTTTCTGACTATTTATTTAATCTTTCTAATCTCTCATTTGTGCTCTCAAATTGAATTGCTGCAGCATTGGCACTATTTGTAAGAAAACCAACAATGCCGCCTAACGCAGCACCTAAAGCCATTCCCCAAGGTCCTAATGCTGAACCCATAGAAGCTCCTGTACCAAGACCCGATAAACTACTTCCCCACTAAGATGTATTAGCTTTTGCGTTACGCTGCTACTAAGTATCTTCCGCCATTTGTGCCGCCTATATAGTTAAAGCACTACCAGCAAGAGAAGCTACGGCGCCACCTAACATACCAGCAGTTCTTCCAATAGTCGCTCCTTTCCCTGTACCCCATTTAAACATAGAAGATCTAGTGCTAGTAGCAGTTACTGCACCAGTTTTACTTAATTCTAAATTCTTCCATTCTGCAACCGCTCTTTTTTTAGCCTCTTCTTCACTAAGGCCTTCCTACATATAATAAGCTGTTCTTAATTGCACCTAATTTGCTAAATCTGTAGTCATTTCTGACTGCGTAGTTTTTGCATGTAAAAGAGCACTCGCCTTAATTACGCCGAAGATAGTCTTAAATGCTGTTGCTAAAGAAGTAAATTGTAATAATATCGTTGAAACAAAATTAACCTTTCCTAATTGAGCTATTCTAGCATAAAATTTGCCTATAGCCGCCTCAAAATCATACCAACCTTTAATTATGTCCTGCAATCCCTAAGAATTATAAATTTCCTGCATAGCTGTCTTAGCTTGCTATGCCTTACTTTCAATACTATCTAATGTTTTTAAAGTCTATAATTGTCCAGTTCCTTCTGAATCATTTGCTATTTCAGTTAATTGCTATAAACGTTCTCCGCTACTAACTAATGCTAAGAAACGAGACTGTTGTCTATTACCAGCCATAACAGTAGCAATATAACGTTGTGTATTATTACTTAAAGTATCCCATACACCTGCTAATTCATTAATAACATCTGTAAATGATCTAAATTGTCCTTGCTCATCCTATAATGAAATACCAACAGACTATAAGGCTTTATCAACCTTATTCAAACTCATTTCTTGTCCTTCAGAATCCACCATTGCGGTTGGATCTGCTTTCATTTCACCATAGCGAGAAATGATTGACTTCATAGCAGAACCAATATTCTCAGGAGCTTCACGAGTAGCTTCAATCATAACAGCCATCATAGCCGCAGTTTCTTGCATCGTGGAACCTACAGCCTGTGCTGAAGATGCTGTTTTACTCATAGCAGTCGCTAACTCTTCTACACTAGAAGCAGATGCTGCTGCCAACGCTGCATAAGCATCAGTAACTACATTTGCATCACTTAACTCCATTTTAAATGAACGCACTGCATTTGTCATATAGTTAGTAGCAGTGCTATAATCTAATCCAGAAATTTTAGCTAATTTTAAAGTTTCTGACGTCAATCTAGTTACTTCTGCTGTCTATAAACCTTGTTGATAGTATAATTGTGAAACTTCATAAACACCAGAGATTGCTACACCATACTATTTAGCCATTGCAGTATACTATGGAATCTAACTCCATAGTTCATCCATACTCATGTTAGTAACAATAGAAATTTTATTAATTGTAGAATCTAACTAAGTAATATCTGAAATCATTGATTTAATTGCCTGACGAACCATTCTAATAGCCCCATAAACACTAAACCAACGAGTTAAAAGACCCTATAAACTTCCTAAAGCCTATTCAGCAGATACAATTTTATTTAATTCTTTATGATAATTTTCTGCTGCCTGTGCTGCGGCCTAAAGATTCTCTTGAGCATGCCCAGCTCCAATAGCTCCAGTAGAGGTTACTTCATCATGCGTTCCTTTAGCCTATTCATCACGTTCTTTTTCTAAAGCAGCAATTCTATCTTGTAACTATTTAATCTAGTTACGGAAACCTTCCATAATACTTGTATATTGCTAGCTTGCAGTGGTTATGCCAGCTCTTTTACTTTCTACTACTTCTAATTTTTTCTTACTTTCAATAAGTGTTTGTTCTGTCTTTTGCTTACTTATTTCTATTTGTTTTCCTTCTTTTTCAAATGCTTCTCGTGCTGCTTTTAATCCTTTAGCAATAATTTCTCCAATTTTACCAAAATCGCCATTCTCAATTTTCTCTCCAATTTGCATAAACATTTCAGGAGATAAATACTAGCTTAATTCTGTTGCTAAATTCATTGCTTTTTCTTTAGCATCATTTATAGCATTTGTATCAAAAAACTATTCTAATATCTAACGAATAGAAGTATTTCTATTAAATCCTTCTCCTAAGACGCCAGACTTAGTTAGACCTTTAGTATTTCTAATAACATCAAAAATTTGTTGAAATCTTTCTCTAAACTACTCAGGATTAAAGTTTTTTTCAGAAAAAACTTCAGTAATCTACTTCTATAAATTTTCAACTGTACTCTTTAATGCTTCATTTACATGTCCATCTTTACTAGAATTTTTTAAAGCCACAGCTAAATTATTATTAAACTAATTAATTAATTCTTTAGCTCTTTCTGGATTAAAAACATTTTCTGGCATTTTAATAGACGAAATTTTTTCTAATTGTTTTGTATAAGCTTTATCATCTATTAGAAAATCAGGAGCATTTTTCTATCTTTCTTCTTGCTATTTTCCAAGACGCTCTAAAGTACTTTCTGCTTCTGCAATCTTATTTTTATATTCATCAGCCTAAGCAGTAGCTTTAGCCATACCATTTGTTAATATACGTTCAACATCTTTAAAATTAGCAGTATCAATATTAATACCTAATTTACTTAATGTATCCGCGAGTTCTGGAGCATCTTTAAGAATATTCTATAAATTTGTTTTTGATAATAAATCTAACTAAGCATTTGCTTCCTATATAGACTTAATAACTGTCTATATATTGCCCTCCATTGTAGAGAAATTTAAATCTCCTACTTTTATATTAGCTAAATTATTACCAATATTAACAGCTAATTTATCAACATTTTCTAATTTTTCAAAAAAGTTATCTATCTACTTATCTGAAAAAAATCTTGGCTATACATTTTTCCCAATAGCATTAATGCGGCGTTCATAATCATCAATCATTTTGATTAATGATTTACCCATTGAACTGCCAGGATCTACTTTCTATACTGCCGCTTTAAACTTATTTAAATCAGCCTCATATCCTTTTATCCGTGCAGTAACATCAATGACCACGCCAGTCTAACTATTATTCGCCATATATTTCACCTCTCCTTTATCGCCAAATAAAAAAAGAGCCGTTTCCTAATTGCTTAGGAAACGGCATTACTCAATATCACTATCCAATCTAGTGATTTGTAAAATTAATCCTTTCTTATTCCCGCCCATATTCTCTGGCATACCAATAATGTTGAATACGGACATAGTTGGATTAGCCCTTTCTCCCAAGCGTAAGTTAATATCACTCACAACTCTTACTTTTGGCATATAAATTATATTAGTATAATTTTTGCCTTCGTTTTCATCCTTGGAGTAAAATTTACCCTCAAGAGTGAATAATCCATTAAAACGCTCTTTCTATATTAAATAGATCAGTGCGTCATTCTCATATTCATAGTAGTAATCCACTAAACATTGTTTGGCTTGTTGTGCCGGATGATTATGTTCTTTATCTTCATATAAATCAACTATATAATTACCAAGACTATCTTGTTCTTGCTATAATTGACCATATAATTTTCTTTGCGGCATATTTCTATCCCAATCAAAAATAAAAGCTTTTTTCTCAGGATACAAAATTGGTAATTTTTCTAATCTAATAAAGGCTTGCGGCTGAATATCATTTTCAATTTCTTCTAAAGTTTGCGGATGATATTCTACTTCTAATGGCCCTTCTCGTTTATTAACATATAATTTCTAATTTTCTTCTGGCTGGCATACTTTAGCATTAAAAAGTATACCCATACTCAAATTAGAAAGTATACCTTCTTGTAACTAAAAAGTTACATCGTTTCTATCTTCCCATATAACATGCGGCAAGTTAGACCAACCGCCGCGAGCCATAATGGGTCGGCTATCTTCATTCAAAACAGACATAGTTACATTTTCAAAATATAGCACTGGTTCATCTGCTTCAATATTACGTTCGCCAAATTTCATAGGTGTTTTCGCACGCAATACAACTTCATAAAGTTCTTTTACGCCAAAATATTGATCCATCATACACATCACCTATACAAAAAAATTGGGGAGCATTGCTGCTCCCCTAATTAATTAGCTATTATATTAGCCGCCACTACCAGTCTTGACAGAGCCTACGTCATCTTCGCTCTCGCCAGATTCAGAATCTTCAAAAGCATAGCGGACTAGCTTCATCATCTCATTCTGGCCCTGATCATTAGTAGAACGTAGTACAGTTAGAGTCATTTCAAAGGTAGAAGGATCGCCCTCAGCCTCTAGAGTGATAGTAACCTCAGACTGAACCTTAGCCTTACCAATTACAAACTGGAATGGCTCATCCTTACCAGTCTTCTCAGAACGCATGAAGGTATCACCAACTACACGGTAGGTGCCAGGGAAGGTAGAAGGAGAAATAGTTACTTCAATAGCGGTTTCGCCATCAGTAGCCTGCTTAACTTCTTCTTCCCAGAAAATACGAATGTGATCGCCTTTCTTAGAATCAACATCGGTCTCACCAATCATAGCAGGATTGTGGAAAGTAATAACCTTAGTACCGTCAATTTTGTCGCCAGTATTATTTAGCTGAGTACGAGCACCAGTGGTTAGATTGATAAGACGAATTGGATGTCCTTGAGAATAGGTAGGAGTTAATTCCTTATCAGTTAGATGGTCCTTTGGCTTTGGTACTACGCCGCCATTGCCAGCTACAACTTCTTCGGTATGACGAACTACAACAGTTTCATCCTTATCAGAACGACGAATAGCGCCACCAAGCATGAAACGAAGAGACTCAAGAGACATAAGAGCGTCTTCTAGGGTAACGGTAATTTCCTTACCATAGTCCCAAGAAATTAGCTTAGGATTGCCCCAACCACCAGTAGCATCGGTAGTCTCAGCAGTAGTCTCAATGGTAGAAACCTTTAAAGTATCTAGGAATAGAACGATATCACCAGCATATACGCCAGCGGCAGGATCGTCGTCTAGAGCTTCAAAATATACGTTAGCAACTTCTTTTATGCCATACTTATCAAAAATATTTACAGCCATATGAGTTACCCCCTTTATAATTATTTATCATTTGATGCAATTGAACGCATCCAGTGCTTCAATTGCTCCTTTTTAATTTTGGCGCCGGCCATTGCGGCTCTATTATTAATATCAAACTAATCACGCCAACCCATTCGTTTAAGTTGATCGTGAAAAGCATAATAGGTAATATTCCAAATATTATCCATATTTAAGCCGCAATTATTGATAGTTACACTACCAAGTAAATCTGAAAATTTTAAATCTGATTTTTCTCGTGCAGCTTTACGTGCCTTGGCCTGACGTACTTTTTCTCTATTAGCACGCATCTACATCTTTAATTTTTTAGTAGCGGGAGAATCGTTTTGATTAATAATAATCTCTTCGCCTTCTTGTTCTATGAAGTACATTCTCCTAATAATACGCTAAAAATCAGAAAATTTTTCTTCAGTTAATATGTGTTTTTCTTCTATTGGTCCTACTATGATTTGCGGCGGGTCTAATATAAAAGTTGCTTCTTCATGAGTAAAAAATCTAAAAGCTGACTTTAATAAAGTATTTGTTGTTTTGTCTAAAGATGACATTAAAAGTAAATACTAAAAATCCGTAATATTTTCTAATAAAGAAGCCATCTCTTGATTATCACCTTTCGCAGTAGGCTTTTCTGCAATTATTATTCCTAAATATTTCTAAAATTCATCATATCCAATATCTATTATTTCTCCAAGTTTAGCAGGATAAATAGCACATATATCTTCAAGAAATATAGGAGTTCCGCGTTGAAACTTTAAAATTTCATTATCAGTTAAATTCATTAATTTTATACCTCATAGAGTATCCACCAATCCAAGGGGATAATGTTAAAGTATCGGCTCTCCAAAATTGAAGAGTACCTATTCCCGCTAATTGCTGTTCATTAAATAAAATATCAATTTCTTGCATAATTAAATATGGACGCAAAGACTTATCATCTAACATCCATTCATCATATGGACAAGCAATATCAAAACGAACAGTTGAAGTTTTAAATTCTGGATTTAATTGATTAACTACAAAGTCATCAAATACAGAAACAATATACGACATTTTTTCTACACTATCATCATATATTTTAGGAACAATTAATAATTGTCTATTAATTAAGTCCGCACCGTCTACATCTGGTTGCGGCTTTTTTGTAACAGGATCTACATCAACAAATGGATTGCGTGTTTGATATTTTAAAAGACGACAAATACGCTAATTAGTCATTAATTTATTAGCAATCTTAAAAGTATTAAGCCCCATTACAGCGAAACGACGCTATCCAGCAACATAAGGTTCAGCCATATATATCACCTTACCATATTGGAATGATTTGAATTGATTTTGTATATTGCTATTCATTAATATTAGCTGTTAGTATACACTCACCTAAAACATTTCTTTCATTCGCTTCAATGATACATTCATTAGCAGTGCTAGAAATAATTTCAGCTAAATCATTATTAAGTGAAAATGTTACATTTGTTGCTTCACTTTCACTTGAAGACTTCAATATATATGTAGCCTTACGATTAAGTCTAATTTTATCTGGGCCTTCAATATAATATGAAACAACTTCCTCTTCAGCGGATACCTCAATTGTAAAAGTTAAAGAATTTTTCTATTCTTCAGTTTCAGGCAAGTCAGGGAAATAAATATAAATTTCTGCTTCACCTTCGCTTATCGCCATCAATGTTCCATTAATCACTTTAGCAACTGCATTATTTTTGCTTCTTAATTCATAATTAAGATTATCTAATACCAGTGGCTGACCATTTTTTATAATGGTCAAGATAGGATTAATTGGGCTACCAATAGCAAACTTTTCTACAATTGGCGGCGTTACGACTTGATATACCGCACGCTTATCAACATCAGCAATATCATTATCCAAATCATCATAAATTAAATTGACTTTGTTTTCAGTCAATGATATATAAATAGTTCCTGGAACACTTGTAAAATCACATTCAATAGTATGCCAAGACTCATCCTATACTATAAAATTAGTAGCACGGTCTATTGGATAATAAGGCATTAAAATTTCCGCATACTTATTTGGCTATGGTGTTATCATAGCATTCCAAGTTCTATAATTACCTTTAATTTTACTATCAACAGAACTTACAACATAAGCCCAAGATTGTAATAAATGACCACTATTATCAATCCATTTTAATAGATAATTGCATCTAATTATCCAGAACGTTCTATACGTTCCATTTACTTTCTTTTCCTCTTGAACAATAATCCATTTTTCAATAGATCTATCATCAAGAGTCCAGTTCATAATATCTCCAACTTTGAGTGGAATATCATTAGCTACATTTAAGAACATTATTTTTTCGTATTCTTTATCCTTATTGGTTAAAATAATACCGTCAAAATAAATGCCGCGTTCAACTGATAAGTTCCTTACTGTATGTGGAGATTCCGCCATCCATTTATTAAATGATCTAATACCACCATTACGTATTCGTTCAGCAGTAGATTCTCCAAGATGATTTATTCTAGACTAATAAACGCTATAATAATTACTCATCTTCAAGATTCCTTGTCTGCTCAAGCCCGCCAATTAAATTCATACATTCAAATATAGTCTTACGAAAGTAATCATAAGATAAATGATGTAATGAATTTAACTTGCCGATTAAAGCCCAATAATTAATGGAATTTGGGCCAAGCCCTTCTAGTTCAATAATAATTGAATCAAGAAATTTTTCCCATTCTCCATCTTTTTCTTTTTCACAAAGCAATCCATAAAGTCTTCCTTTAAGTTTATCCTTATAGCCCTGAAATGTTACATCATACGACATTCTTTTTACCTGCCAACTTCTTAAATAAATCAGCCGGCCGCTTATTACGAGAGCGGTCATAAATACCTTCAGCTTTATGAATCTCTAACGCAATAGCCGCTTCTAATTTATTTAATTTATCTAAATGATTTGCTTGTGAAAAATCTTTATCGGCATATAACTGACGAATATTTTCCCAGCTAGCAACACAACGTTTAACCCACTCATGCTTCATATATAAAGCTAAAAGTTGAATTTCATCATTGCCTAAATCGCCTTTAAATTGCTTGGGTGGTGGTAATCCTTCCTCTGTAGATTCTCCAACTTCTTCAATTGTTAAATCAACACGAGGATATTTAAAACGGAACACTGCCTTATTTAGGAGCTCTTGCCAATCCCGCTCTACAATTGCTAACTCCTCTTCCAGTGTCCATTCATCAGCTGTAATACTAGCCAAAAAGGCATCATATATTTTCAAAAAGGGAGTAGCCATTTATTACTTCTCTTCAGCTTGATGCTTAATCGCAATTGCGTTGATAACATCTACGCCGCAATATTTCTTAATTAGAGCGGTAAAAGCATTATCAGTTACATTACTATCTACAGCATACTTTACTACAGTTTCTTTTTCTGCCATTGTAGCATTAGGAATAAACTTAGCAAATGCTGTAATATCACGATCATCAATCATTTTTTCAATTTCTTTATACTCTAGCACGTCTTCAACAACTACAGTTTCTTCATCTTCTGGAACACCATCAAAACGAATATATCCAGCACGAAGTAAATTTTGAATACCGGTATCAAACATCATTTCTTCATAAATGTCTTTTTCTACCGTTACGATGCGCCCGGGTGCTAAAGTGCGATTAAAACGAATATCAGGTAAGCTCACAACTACTGTTGCAGAACTTACGTTCTTAAGTGTAATTTTATCCATAATAATATTCCTCCTTTTAACTCAAAGCTCGGGCGGGAATTAATCCCGCCCGATTATATACTAATTAAATTAGCCATTCTTTCCAGCAGCTTGCTTTTCAGCAGCAGATAAGAGACTCATATTATAAGCTTCCCATTCACCGGCATCAATAGCAGCATTGTAATAAATTCCCCAATAGTTAGGAGTACCAACTACAGCAACGCCGCACTTTACATAACCCTGTAGGTCAATGCTATTGTCGCCTTCATGGTCATCCCATTCACGGAAGTAAGGAGAACCTTCAAAACCTAGCTTTACTATCTTATTGTTTTGGCCAGTAGGCATAACATAAGCGAAAGAAGGATTCATAACAGTCTTGGTATTGAATTCATCAGTGAAGGACTGTGGTAGTACAACTACTGGTACGCCACGGAACTTGCCGATGTAGCCGCGATCACGAACTTCCTGCATATCAACGTCAGAAATCTTTACGCCAACAGCAGAAGGATTGGAGCTAGCATATACGATAGCATTGGTCATTTCAGCAGCGAACTCAGGAGTGCAATAGATAACTGGAGCACCATAAGCAGCAACGGTATTGCAAAGCTTTACCATAGCGGCTGGGTCAAAGTTAGTAGCAACAACCTTATTAGCGGCAGGACGGCCAGCTAGATTCCAAGTCTGTAGTAGGGCTTCCTGAACCATTTCAAAAATACGGTCAACAATACCCTGTTGAATTACTTCATAAATATCAGACATATTTTCAACGCCATCAAGATAACGCTCGAAATCAACATATCCGGCACCACCAATAGCCTGGGTCCAGATGTCGAAACGATCACGATCAAGACGGAAAGTCTCATAGTTGCCAGACTCAGTAGCACGAGTTACGAACTGGCGACCACGCTGCTTGCCCTTGGTTACACGGAACTCAAGACGATCGCCCTGTCCTACGTGAATAATCTCGCAGAACATATCTAGGGCAGAACCAACGCTGCGTGGGAGTACTTCTTCTAGATTCTGTTCTAGAAGTTCAAATAGTTCAACCTTATTACGACGATACTTAGAACGGCTAAACTTGCCCTTATCGTCACAAAGAAGCTTTACTAGCTCATCATGTAGAGCAGCTTCATAATCATAGTCGGCGGCAGCGAACTCAGCAGGAACCTTGCGGCCGAATACACCATTCATTAAAATTTGTAGATTATTCATAGTTCGCACCTCCCATTATACTCTTACCATCTGATACTTAACGCCCTTTTCGCCGTTAGGTACAGTGTAATATTTTACGACTCTGCCATAAGCACCAGCATAATTCTGTGGTAGAGCCTTTACAAGTGTAGGAACAGCAGCTTTTGCACCAGTTGTAACATCAATAATTACATAAGCAGGAGCAGTAGTTAAATCGCCCTTTAGATATGTATCTAGAGCAGCATCATCAGCAAATACAGAAGTACTATATTGTAAGCAATTAGTAGTTACAGTATCACCAATACCTAAAATACCTACACGAGGATAATCGCCAGCAATCTTGCGGCCGAAGGTCTTTAGACCATAATGGAAAATGTCATATTCTTTCTCAGCAGTATATACAATACCAATTGGCTTGTCAGTAGCAGCGGCAGGAGCATTAATAGCACCAGCAGCCTTGTCAGCTACAACCCACATACCATTCTCGCAAGGAGCATCCTTGGTGAAAGCAGTGCCAAGTGGAGTCTGAGAAACTACCATGCCAGTCTTTGGGAAAGCTACCTGATTTAGCTCAAGAGTGGCATACTGTTCAACAGGAAATCTATTGTAATCAGCCATAACTTATTCCCTCCTTAATTTTTACGATATTTCTTCATAAGTAAGGCGAATTGAGATTCTTCTGGCTCTAAGAGTGGAACCACCGGGCTTTCTTCCACACTATTGAGCTGTTTGTTAGCAAATGTAATTGCCAACTTACTTTCCAATTCATCATAGGAGAAGTCATTAGTCTTGTTCTTAATTTCACTAATTTCTTCCTCTCCGATAATTTTTTCATATTTTTCTACTAAAGCATTTTTACGAGCATTTTCAGAGGCAATTGCCTGTGCTTGATAATTAGATAAAGATGCCTGTAAATTTGCGATAGTATTATTTAAAGTTTCAATTTCAGCCGCATGCGCAGTTTCTAATTCTGTTACCCGATTTTGTGCGGCTTCATAATTGGTATTTAACTCATTAAATTGCTCTTGAAGCTGATTAAATTGAGATTGTAGTGCTTCAAATTCAGTAGGCTCAGCCGCAGGCTCTTCTTCGTCTTCAGCGGGAGTTTCCTCAACCTCTGCAACGGGCTCTTCCACGGGCTCAACAACTTCTTCTTCATTGTTTTCAAATTCAACTACGGGTTCTTCCGCAGGAGTTTCAACATTTTCTTCTACAACTTCAACTTCAACTTCTTGATTTTCTAAAGTTGGATCCATAACTTGTTCTCCTCCTTTTGCATTATTATCAGCCTCTTCAACTCGTTCCTTTAAAGATGACAAAAGTGAAGAAAACTTATCAAATTGATTCACGTATGCTTCATCATTTTTAGAAAAGAATGAAGATACAGAAAAACAAGGTTCGTGCTCACCAATTATACAAAAACCTAACATCTTAGCGGTTTTATATATATAATAATATTCACCGGATATTTCTCCCCAATCTCCAGTAATACTATTAGGATCAAGTTCCATTGATTGATGTTGTCCCAAAATTTTTTGTGCCTCTGCAAAATATTCTGTAAATAAAACTACAGAAAAGATTGCATAATCACGAGTTACACCATCGGTATCTGTTAAAGGCTCCCACCCAAGAAACTCTTCAACATAACCATATCCATTAGCTAAAGTAGGACCAGTATGACTAGCCCAACTTTGTGTTTCTGGATCAAAGAAACCTACAACAGGAGTGTTGCCGCGAGTGGCACTCGCAATAAGCTATTCAGCAACAGCATCAGTAATATATGATCCATTGCGGTTAGCGTATTTAGTGAACACAGCAACCTTCAATCGCCCTAAATTAGGTTCAGTACTGGAAATCGCGGTTATTGGTGAGTTCATAACCTAGACATCAAAATAAACTGGTATTTTTCTATCCATAATTATCCCTCTCATCCAGCGGCCGCAATATTTGCCTGAGTTTTTTCTGATTTTTTATTGTCAGGAAGTTCAGGGCGACCACCTGTATTATTAGTGTTGTCACTTGACTTCTATGTTATAGTATTTTGTGCTGATGAAGAAGAATTTCCTGTCTATTGACCAGGAATACCAGATGTAGTGTAAGAAGATTGTAAAGGAATCATTTTAATAGACATTTCAAGAATATCATTCTCAAAGTGCATTAAGCTTAATTGATCACGCTGCTTTACACCCATAGCTACACCCGCAAGCATCTTTGAATAGCCATATTGGGCTCCACGGAAATATACACCTTGCATTTCTTCTCGATTAAATACTGTAATTGGTAAAATTTCAAAGTCAAACGTAAGATTGGTACGTGCAAATTTATCATTAATATGAAATTTAATCCAAGTTTCATACTAATTTAAATATCCATTCATAAGACTCTCATCTTTTTTAATAGCATAATCTAATGCAGCACTGCCATCTGGATTAAATAAAATATGACTACGACCAAGAGCATCCCAAGCATTATTTTTATATTTTTCAATTCTATCCGCAGACTATGTAGCAGCCGAACTATCTTGGACACTTTCAAGTTTTGCTTCTCCAAATGTAGTTAATACATCAACAGTATCTAAATCCTCTAACATAGAAGCAACAGATGAATGTATATCTGCTACTTCTTCTAATTCAAATACTAATTGACCATTACTATCAATTGGCATTTCTTGAATTAATAATTTATGTAATTCATTTTCATCACGCTTTTCTTCGCGTTTAATAGCATCAGCAAGTTTTTTTAGTTCTGGAATACTACCAATTAAAGGAGGCACGCCATCTGTTGTAAAACTGAAACATACCCCTCCGCCGCCAGCTTCTATCATTACCCAAGGATCGGTTTGTTTCTTTCCGCGATTCCATTGTTTCCAAGCTGTCTAAACGACCTCTGGGAAAGTAGAAACTACTTCATTTCTGGTTTTCTCATCGGTAAATTTCATAAAATAATTTAAATTAAATTCTAGTATATTTAAATTATTGAAATCCTTAAACCGAGTGCGGCAATATTGTAGCGGTAAATCCTAAATTGTTGCTTTATCTTTTGAAGTTCTTAATATCCCATAATATACGCCATTAATTAACCATTCAGTAGTAATATGAGAAAGAGCATTAGGTAAATCTAAATTTTCTACAAATTCGCAAGCATTATAGAATGCCTTCATCATCTATGTTTCAGAGCCCTTACCAGGCTAATATACTGGAATTACGGCAGTATCATATAATGGTAAATGAGCTAGGAAATCAATGTTATTTCTATAACTACTATTAGTTCTATAATAAAAACGAGAGAGCTCACGCAAATGTATCGTATCACCTGAACGAATAATTTCTTCAATTTCTTCAATATTGAAGTCTCTTGATACTGATTCTGCATTTTTATACCAACCTCTAGAATACGAACGCTCATTTAATGGCGCTCTTTCTGCTATTAATTTTTTATAGGACTTAAAGTTCCTTTTTTCATCGCCCAAATTACTCACCCCCTCTTATGTGAAGTAAAGAAAGTAAAATCTGATATATGTTTCCGCATTTTTCGTTTTGCCGCTTTATCTTCATAATACTTTATTCTGTAAAGTCCATACTCCATTGCGGAAAAACGGTCCTTTTCAATAGACTTAGAAATGCGTTCTACTTTAAATTGATTCTAAATACCAGTAGGCTTCAACCGCAAATTATTACATTCATCTACTAGCCGCGAAGTCATTTCATATGGCATTAAATAAACTCGTCTATCATACAATGACATACGCTAGCCTTTTTTAGTCTAGACTAATTTATCTTTTACAATACGTTCATTTGCTAATAATGATACTGTGCCATTATTAATTTGTGAAAAGAAATTAGAATGAATTAAGTCATCATTAGATGAACCAGCTTTAATGTCATAAATAATGGCTCTATACTCTGGTTTGGGTTCTTCTGATTCTACTTTCATTTCTGGTGGCAAATGATGGTCGTTATTAAAAACATAATATGCGGGGAATTGTTCTCCTGTTTTAGCATCAAATGACGGAACAACCATAGCATCTAATAAACCAATACCCGGGCCATTACCGTCGATAACAATTTCTCTTGGCTAAAATAGAGAAATTAATTTTTTAAGACGGGGTGCCTAATCAGTTATATAGTTAGCGCCGTGTATTACTTCGGTATAAATTAAGTTTTTCTTAAAGCCTTCAGATTGCGGCAAAACTTTAAAAACCATAATAGCCGTATTCGCAGAATATCTAGCTACGTCAACCCCTATTATATAAAAAGTATTGGGGTTAGGTGGATTCTCCTATGCTTTACGTTCACATTTTAATAAAGTACGACGCTTATTAAGTCTGCGAGAGTCCAACCACGCATCTTTATTATTACCAGTCCAAATTGATAAATTTTCACGAGAAAATGATTCTTCACTTACCGTAGAAGAATAACGCTGGTCTAATAAGGTTGCTTTATCTAAAAGCCCATAATGTAAGGGGACCTCATATGATAGGCCCCAAGAAAAATACTCATCTGGTCGCAAGACAGCATTAATGGTTATTTCTATAAGTTTCTAATACATAAATACTGTACGTTCGGCACTAGTAGTAATAAATATTTGAGCAGCCGATGGTTCTTCTGGATTTAAAGTGCCATCAACTTCTCTTCTTTTAATATTCATTTGCGGTAGTAGAACTTCGTTATATGGGACTTCTTCAATAAGAGCAGCTTCTTCAAGAATCGCAGCAGTAGCTCTTAAACCACGAGAAGTGTCTTTGGATACAACAGAAATCATTGAACCATTCTTAAACCACAATTCATAGTAGTTGCCGCTAGTTTTTTGGCCTGTTTTACCATCCTCAGCTCGAACAGTTAATTCTTTACGCAATAAAGGCCAATGTTTGAATATTTCTTCAAACTTAGCCTAAGCAATTTTAATAACTGTTCCTTTTACATCAGAAGCAATCATTATAGTTGAATTAGGTAATAACACTGCGCGCACAACCGCACTTAAATATGCTGTAAAAGATTTAGAAGTAGCACGTGTCGCGGTCCAGAAATGATAACGATAACGCATTGAAGCACGAAGTGAAATACGCTAAAAAGGCAGTAAATGAAAGTGTTTAGCATCATCTGAATCCTATATAGCATCTAAAAATAAATCTGGATAAAGTAACCAATAATTTAGATAATTAGTAAAAAGTTCCTAATTAGCGTCTAAAAATTCACGAGTAAGAACTACGCCTTTCTCAATTGGAATACCATCTCTATAACAAACATCAGTATTCTCATTCATTTAAATCACCGACGAGTTCATCTTCGCCCTCATATTCTATATCAGCAGTATCATCAAATTCAACTGCTTCATTTTCAATTTCTTCTAGACGCTCAGTCATATTATAACGAGCTTTTTTATCTTCTACTTGTTCAGCAAAATTACCTTCATTTATAACTAGCCGCTTTAAGTAGTTCTAAATATTCTACATCATAAAATCCATTGAATCTTGCGGTTCTGTGTGCCATTTTGGATGCCAGCCCTTTTTTCCATAATAAACCATAAGTTCTCCAACGGATTCAAAGTCGGCCGCGTTTTTAGCATTGTTAGCCTCAAATTTACAATCTTTAATTATAGCCGCGATAGCGTCCATATCCTTTTTTACATCCAAGCCTTCGCGCATAGCTTTTTTCGCGCGCAATGTTAATTCACAGAGATCGCGGGCACGTGATTTTAAGATTGGAGTTGAAACATTCTAAGTGGCAATAATCTAATTATAATAATCTTCTAAAAATAATAGTTCATCTTTAGTATATGATGGAGACCAATCTTTTTTTAGTCTCTTCAACTTAGATTCAGAAATTTTGTCTATTTCATCATCTATAGTGCCTTCTTCACGGGCTAGCCGCCAGCGCTCATTTTCATCGGCCCAGCTTATGGCCGCATACCTATCATCAAGCAATGTATTAAAATAAGCTGATAATGTATGATCTTTATGTATATCATACAGCTAAGTCCATTTATTAAGATCCAGCGGCAAGTCTAAATAGCGGCAAAGCGCATCAACTTCATTTAAATTATCCTAATGTATTAACGTTTCCAAACAGCTTGTACAAATAAGAGAACGATGGCCCGGAAAGAATGGAGATTTAGTAGGCTAAAACGCATGTTCAGGTTTTTCCTATTTGCATTTTAAGCACTTGCGTTTCTTTATTTCGCTAGTCATCTACACTTTGACCTCCTCTTTCAATACGATGTAATTTCTCACATTCTTTACAATTAGATGAGAAACCATCCTTTCTGTTTTTATTACACACAAAGAAGAGTTTGTGTCGTGGTAGCTTGCGGCCGCACGTATAACATTCTTTTAACTCGTCTTCGGGTGTCTCAACAATAAGGCGCCATTTCTATGCTGTTTGTGCTATTTTTTCTGGTATTTCTTTTGATAAAATTGTGCATAAATAATTTTCAGTATATTTTAGTCCATAAGTTTTTTGTAATAACTCAACTATTTCACTATAAGGAGTGCGATGAATTTTTAGTTCTAAAATAAAATTTCTTACTTCTGAAAAATTGGCCATTTTACGATAGCGTTCAAAGTCCCATATTAAGGTGCGGCCATAAGTATCTAATTTTTCATATAGCTAATCATACAATGGTTCATACCAATTTATTAAAGCCTTTACATGTGCGGGGTTTTCCCAATCAAAATGGTGTTCGCGTACAACCCACTTAATTTCTTCTTTTCCAGTATAAGGATTAATGCGTTTCTCATAGTCATCAATGTTTTTGGAAATATAATGTACTAATGAATTGTCAACCTTTTTTTGCCACTCGTCACGTGAAATCCAGTAAAATGCATCAGAGGTCCAATCGTAAAATTGGGGCTTTGGATGATCCATACCTAAAAAGTGTAATTCAGGTTTATATACATCCTTCAAATAATATTGGTGGCGCCGTAAGTCAATTAGCCAATGCTTTAACTAATAAAGGCGATAATCATCTTTAAGAATGGGAGTAGTATCGTCGGCCGCAATTTTCCCCTCATTTACCGCAACGGTATGTTCCATTCTATTAATAGAGTCCCATAGTTCTTTCATGTACGGAATGTCGGAATCGCCAGGGTCTATTAGGGCCCCCGTCTTTTTATCATATTTCGGCATATCAATATGCGGCTTTGGCTTCTTGTAAACTGAGGGTTTATATCTTTGCTCCAAAATTTGATGATCCGCCATTGGATTATCTAATATCTCATCCAACGAAAGAAGTTTGTCATCCATAGTTTTAAAGGAGCCGTATCTTTTATTAGAGTCAGTTATCTCTTTACGCTACACAGTGTTCTAATCATTTTCATCTTTGCCATAAAGTATGTAGTTGGCCATTTGTTCAAGTTCTGTATTACTTGGCACTTTGTCCAAACGATCAAGTATATCATAAATAGCGGCGGTACGATCTGTATCGCGTTCTATTGAATAATCAAGGGAATAAGCTTTTTTCATTTGTTTCAACACCTCTTTGCCTTGATTAAATTATAACATATCGGGCTTGGCATTGTCAAGTGTTTGAGTATTAGTTTTGAAGGTCATTTTTAAAAGTTGGTGGTTTAAGTTATTTTTTAAAAAAGTTGGTGGAATTTGGGCACGCCCCTAGTTAGTCTAGACTAACTTTTCAAAAAATCCCGAAAGCTAGCCCCCGGGGTCTGGAAAATGCTGGAAGCTAGCACCTGGAAGCTAGGGTAGGTCCGAATTTGTTACAAAAATGTTACAAAATTTCACTGTGGGGTGTAACAATTATAAATCCTTTTCCGCGGGCGGGGGTATGCTTATTTTGAAAAATAAAACGCGAACAAGAACCACCCTCCACCTTTCAAATATTATGGATTTATAACGATACCGGCCGACTAAGCAGGATTTTAATTTGTTACAAAAGTGTTACAGGTGCCTCCACTTTAACACATTAAAGTGCTAAACCATAAAGGTGGGTCGCTTGTTAAAAATTTAACAATATAGCATCGAGCGAGTTAGTTATAACTAAATAAGTATTCTGCCGCAGACCCACTTTAATGCATTAAAGTATTGAAGAAAACATGAGGGTGGGGCGATTGTTAAAAATTTAACAACTCTTTAACGCATTAAAGCGTGTAAATTGACGCGAATAGTTTTCCTCCACTTCATTGCATTAAAGCATTAAAGTCGAGCGAGTTAGTGATAACTAAGTAACTATTATGAAAAAATAAAAAAAGAAGGTTGCCACTCAGGCGGCAACCGTCAGGGCTTTGCGGAGGGATTTTTCATTCACCAGTTCCGCACCGTCAAACTTGACTTGTACCTGTTCGCCGTTGATTTCAAGGTCTCCAGCGACCCAAAAGGGGTCAGAGTTTTTCGCCCACTGAATGCCGTTCAGTTCAGCAATCAGCTTCTCAAAGTTGTCGCCTTTGTTATAACGGGGGTCGGCGGCAAGTGCTTCGATGGTGGCAAGGGCTTTGACTTTGCCTTGTGCCTTGAGGGCAAGCTTTAAGTCCTTATTAAAGCGAATGCGGATTTTCGCCGCGCCGCCGCGGGCGGTGCTTTCGTGGTCAAGTTTCAGGGCGGCGGTGGGAATTTCGGTGAAATAGCCACCGTAGACGGTGCCGGAGAGGACGAAGCCGATAAAGTAGATGGTGGCGGCAGTCAGCTTGTTGTAGGCGGTCAGCAGAGTGTTCATCATGGTGATGTCCCCTTTCCTTATCTTCACCCTGATTATACACCTTGCCGGTAAACTTGTCAAGCCCTTTTTTGCATTTTTACGAAAAAAAGTTTTTGCCCATAGTCCACAAAGATCAAAGATAGTCAAAAATAAAAATGGGCAGGTCCGCCGTTGGTCCGAAGCGTTTTCCCTTCCTCTGATGATAGTATAGCACAGACCGGCAGACTTGTCAAGCACTTTTTACAAAAAAAGAAAAGGCGAAGGGTTTTCACTCTTCGCACATATCCCACGCCCACGCGAGCAACACGGGCACGGTTTCGCCCATGATTTCAGTGGTGGCGGTCAGGTCAATGCCGTTTTCCACTGCCCACATAGTGAAGTCGTCGAAGTCCTCTTCCATGCAGTGGTAGATAGTCCGCTCATAGTCGGCGGCGTCCTCAAAATCCTCGGTGGCATAGATAGTGTCGAAGTATTCGCGGATAGTCATTTTTGAAGTCCCCTTTTCTTTCTATTCGGCTTCGGTCTCCCTCCACCGTGATTAAAGTATAGCACACAATGCCGGACTTGTCAAGCACTTTTTCATTTTTCAAAAATTTTTTTTGAGCCTCCACCAGTGCCGAAAAGGTAATTAGTTATAACTAACTCATGTCTTCACTCTCCCCTGTCTCTCCGTTCCGGTGCATCTTTATTATACATTATGCCGGCGATTTTGTCAAGCCCTTTTTTCTTATTATTTGCCGGTAGACTTTTCGGAGCAGAATCCTCCACCTATTACAAAATTATTACTTGACTTTTACAAAATTTCTGATATAATATAGGTGAAACCAAAGGAAAGAAGGGGCTAAAATGATGGGCTATCTCGGCGTCTTCCTCAGCACTATTTGCGGGCTTATGTGCTATCTGTCTCGGTGTGATTGGTGGCTTATAGGTGTTGTGATCGGCTTCATCATGCAGGCGTTTGCCCTTGCCCTTGCCAATGACAAGGCAAAAGAGTAACCATGTAGTGGTTACTCTTTTTTAATGCCGGCAAGCGAGTTAGTTATGACTAACCGTACTATTATAAAAAAAAGAACCTTGTCACAGGCTCTTCAAGACTTCCATAATGTGGCAAGGTTCAAAGGCGTTATCTTTCCAGTCTTCGCGGTTTTTCTCTTCATCGTCAAACAGAATACCTTCACCGCAAGCTTGCCACTTGTTCACGCCATAGGAGACGATACGGATCTCATCAAAGACCACGCTTGCCAAGTGCTCAGCCAACCAAGCACGCTTTGCCAAGGTCACAGCGTTGTCATATTCGGCAGTGCTGTTTTTGCTCAGCCAAGAGATAATGCCAACTTTGTAGCCTTGCTTGCGTAAAGCGTTTAGCTTGCGAGCGAGAACGTTCATATTGACAAGAGGCTTTGCGACCTTATAAGGTGTAGCATCATGAGCAAGCAGATAATCAAACCAACCATTCACACCATACAGGTCAGCGATTGTGCCATCCATGTCAAACCAGATCGTCATTGTGAGCACTTCCTTTCTACATCTTAATTATACAGGATAAGGTGCATTTTGTCAAGTACTTTTTTTCGAGATTGCGAAGGACTTACCAGTCCTCCGCCTGTCCGAGCATATACTGGACGATGCCCCACAGTTCCTCCATGGTGTAGGCCGTTGCCCACTCGTCCATTGTCATGCCACCGAGGTCAAAGCCATTTTCCACCAGGTAGCCAAGGATTTCGTACTTTCCAGAATTTTCAGTCAACATCTTGCGTTCCTCCTTATCTTTCAGGGTTCCTCCCTGTGACTATATATTAGCATATCTTGCCGGAATTGTCAAGAGGTTTTTTCATTTTCCGCAAACTTTTTCGCCGGCAATTTAGTTAGTTATGACTAACTTATATAGTTGGGCCCTCCTCCACCATCCTTATTATAGCATGATATGTCAAGTCTGTCAAGCCCTTTTTGCAATTTTTCCAAACTTTTTTCATGCCGGCGATCCGGGCAAAAAAAGACCCGCGGCGGGTCAGGCCGCGGGGTTCTCCACGGGGAGGCCGTCCACCATCGCGGCCACCTCGCGAGCGCGGGCGAGCGTGTCATACGCGCCATAGAACCAGTACTCGCCGTCCGCCTCGCGCACCACCCAATAGGGATGGCCGTAGGCGTAGGTCGGGACGTTGCGGATTTCTTCGGTGTTCAGCATTTGTGTTTCCTCCTTGCTTCTCTTTACAGTCTTATTATAGCGCATTGCGGCCGGTTTGTCAAGAGGTTTTTGTGTACCAAGGGAAGAAAGTTTCGTCTGTTTGGTAGAGAGTTTTGATTTTACTTCACCAAGTTATGCGCTTGGGAGAGGTTGTTTTCTTCTTCTCTCTTCCCTTGGTACATCTTAATCTTACCACACTTTCGCGGGTTTGTCAAGAGGTTTTTGAAAGTTTTTTAAAAACTTTTTTCAGCCGAGCGCCAGGGCAACATACTCCGGTTAGTTATAACTAACCGCCGATCCGAATCAGTTAGTCATAACTAACTTTTGTGCCGGCATAAAAAACGGCGCCGGTGGATCCGGTGCCGGGGTGGAGGCTCAGGCCTCCACCCAGTCGCGGGACACGACCACGCCGCCGATATCCCACGCCGCGGCCTGCGCGGCCTCGCGGGAGTCCCAAGACCCCCAGAACCACAGCTCGCCATCAACCTCACGGGCGACAATCCAAGCGCGGAAGGTGTGGGGCAGGTTGTTGATGTGAGTCATTTTCGTTTCCTCCTTTATCTTCCGGGGTCCCTCCCGGTGACTATATATTAACATATTCCCGATTATTTGTCAAGCACTTTTTCAAAACTTTTTCAAAGAAATTTTTCCGGCCTGCTGCTCAGCAGTAGACAAGTCCCATATCATGCCAGCGCAGGACGGAAATCTGCTTGCACTTGCGGCCGATCTCCATGGCCTCACGTTTCGTGCTCACGCGGTGGCTTTTGTCAATGTAGTAGATACCGCCAGCGTACCACACGCCGCAAGTGCCGTTATACTGCTTAATCGCACGCATGGCATCCTTCGGACTTACACATTCCACGCCTTCGGTGGCTACTTGCCAGCCGCTTTTATAAGTGATCATCTCGCCGTTTTTCAGGGTCATGCCGTCGTTTTCTTTCAGGGTCAGCAGATGACGCATGGTGATCATTTTGTGATCCTCCTTTTGTTCTTCCCTTGGTACGATCTAAGTATAGCACAGGTTGCCGGATTTGTCAAGTACTTTTTTACTTGATAATGTATTGATGGGTCAGGCACTTAAAGAAGATTGAAGGACGAACAATCAATTTGAAATTCCAAACCATTTCAATCACGTAAGAGTGATTTTCTTCCATGTACCAACTGGGAAATTTGGGAGTTTTTCCGAAATGATACAAGGTCAATTCTGTCTGATAGATGCCCTCGTCACTTTCATCACTGATAATCCAAGTAGTTTTGTACATTGTTCCTACTTCCTTTCTATCTCTTTGGTACATCTTGATTATAACAGACGGTCAATGTTTTGTCAAGAGGTTTTACAGAAGATTAAAATATTCTTTTTCATGCCATACAATATGACCATCCTCGTCCATCTCCGCGGTCTGAATCGCGGTCTGCCAATACAGCTTGCCATCCTTCACCACATAACGGAAACCATGAGCCTCTACCCAGCTAATTTCAACCTCGAAACTCTTCATCATTTCTTCCTCCTTGCTTCTCTTTACATCTTGATTATAACATACTTGTCCGGACTTGTCAAGCACTTTTTTCAAAATCTTGCCGGCAAAATTTTTTCAAAAAATTTTTGAAAACCTCTTGACATTTTTCCATAGTGTGCTATACTATAACCAGAGGAGCGGAGAACCGGTCGGACCCACGGCGAGGGTGCGATTTTTTAAGTTAGTTATAACTAACTAACTATTTTCGCGGAGTTAGTTATGACTAAATAAGTATTATAAGAGTTAGTTATGACTAACCAGATTAGTTGTCACTAACTACTTTGCCGGCAATACCTCACCTGCCGAAGTACCTCCACCGTGGGATACCTCACCTGCCGAGGTATCTCCGCTTTAACACGTTAAAGCACGAAACTATTACAAAAGTATTACGAAAAGTCTATAAAATCTTAACAGAAATGTAATAACTTTTTTCAAAAAACCTCTTGACAAAATCGGTCCGGCACTGTATAATCTACTTGTAAGATGAAAGCAAGGGAGGCCACCACGATGACCCGCGAAGAGATGCTGAACACCTACGAAGCCCATTCCGCCGCCGATGCTTATGTCCTCGGCTTTGTCCACCACGGCGAACTGTTCGCCGCCGAGCTGCCCGAGCTGCCTGACGCCGTGCTGAAGCTGGACCACGCTTCCAGCAAGCGGGGCGGCATGGCCAAGATTCGCATCCGCGTCGCGAAAGCTGACAAGCTGGCCCTGATTGCCAAGGGGCTGGCCAAGATCATCGGCAAGGCCGAAGATCTGGAAGCTGACACCCACCACAACAAGGGCGAGAACTTTGAGCGGATCGTCACCGAGCTGGCTGGTCAGCACTGGATCAAAGATAGCGTTCCTTTCTGGGTAGCCGGAGACCTGAGCCTGAACGGGCGGGAGCTCCAAATCAAGTTTGACGGAGCTGAACTGACCAACGAAAAGACGCTGGCGGGGCTGGCGGTGGCGTAAGCCGCTGTCAGTTTTTTTATTGGCAAAGTTAGCTGCGACTAACTTTTCTGCCGGCACAATTACGAGAGTTAGCTGAGGCTAACTATTTTGCCGGCGGCCGAGTTAGTTATGACTAACTAGCAACATTGTTAAAAACTTGACAAAACTTTTTGCTAAAAACACTTGACGGAAACCTAAATCCGAGTATAATATAAAGTGTCGGGAGGACAGAGGGGCACCACCCGAAAGAATGCGGCAAGATGGACTGCTCTCCCAAGATTCCAAAGGCCACGGAAATCTTGCCGCAAACGAAAAAAATTTCAAAAAAAACACTTGACAAGACCCCAAGACTGTGGTATAATCAAGATGTAAAGAGGACAAGGAAAAGTCCTAAAAACCAGAAAGGATATCACTATGAAAAAGACCACTATGCAGTCCCTTGTTTCCTTCCTTGAGAACGTGCCCGAGATGGCGGATGCCCGTGCGGAGCTGATGCGGGAGCTGAATCGCAATGCCGAGAAGGCTGCTGCGAATCGGGAGCTGTATGAATCCGCTCGTGAGCTGGTGCTCGGGCAGCTGAAGCTGGCTACTGATGGAGCTACGCTGTCGGAGCTGATGGAGAGCTGTGGCGATACTCTGCCCGATGGCATGACCAAGGGTAAGGTACAGTATGCTCTCCTGCACTACTGGAACGATGCTGTGAGCGTTGAGCAGACCAAGGGCGGTAATGTGTATCGCCTGCGGTGAGTAAAAGACCCTTCGGGGTCTTTTTTCTTTTGACGCATACGATAGTTATTTAGTCATCACTAACCTTCGTGCCGGCGACGCATAATTATGCAAAAAATTTATAAATATTCATAAAAAAACTACTTGACAAATTTCAAATTTTGAGTATAATAATAAGTGTTAAGAGGATGAGGGACACCTCCTCACGATGATAAAAAATTCCTCTTGACAAAACCTCCACTCTGTAGTATAATCAAGACATAAGAGAAGGAAACTCTTAAAAACCAGAAAGGAAATACCTATGGCTATGACTAAGACTGCTATCGAATCCGCTCTCCGTGCTTCCTTCCTTGACAAGTTCATCGGGCTTCTGTCTGATGAAGAAGTCCTCCGCGTGAGTTCCAATGAAATTGCCCTGCCTTGCGTTGACGCTGAGGGCAATGATGCGTGGATTGTGGTAAAAGTTTCCACTCCTCGCGGTACTCGGAACGGTGAAGGTGGCTACAATGCCTACGATGGCTACGCCGCCGCGGATGACTATGCCCTCGAATGTGCCGAAAAGGCCGAGAAGCACAAGGTCGCCGAGGAAAAGAAAGCCGCGAAGATCGCGGCTGACGCCAAGCGGCGTGCTGAAAAGGCCGCGAAGAAGGCCGAAAAGGATGGGGAGTAATCCCCATTTTTTTATATATAATAGTTAGTCATAACTAACCTCGCCGGCCAAAAAGTTAGGCTTGACAAACTCGCACAAATATGATACAATCATCATTGAAAAGAGGAAGGACACCTCCCAAACCAGAAAGGCTTTCTAAAATGGGCAATAAAATGGTCGTGGACACTGAAACCGCAAACACTTATAAAATTGATGGTAAACTATTTTCAGATGATGGGCAGGTTTATGACGCTTGCTTCCGCGTCATTAATGACGAGGGCGAGACCCTTGAAGTTGTGCCCGTGATCAATCGTGATGTTTTCATCTCTATGCCCGAGACGATGAAAGACGCTTATTTTGCGGATAAGATTCCGCAGTATTGGCGGGACATTTGGGACAAAAAATATACAGTCACGGATAGTTGGGGAATGTATAAGATTTTCCGAGACTTGTGCGACAAGTGGCATGTTGAAGCTATCATCGCTCACAATGCGTCTTTCGATATTCGGGTGCTCAATGCTACTATGCGTTATCAAACTAAAAGCAAAAAGCGTTATTTCATCCCCTACAATATGCCCGTGATTGATACCATGAAACTGGCACGAAATACCATTTGTAAAACTGATGAATATATAACCTTTTGTAAAGAAAATGATTTGATGACTAAGCACGCCACCCCAAGACCGCGAGCAACTGCGGAAGCCATTTGGCGGTTTCTTACTCAAAATACTGATTTTGAAGAGGAACATACTGGTGTTGGTGATACTGAAATTGAAGCCCGCATTTATGCCACTTGTCTCAATTGGGATGCGTAAAAAATTACGCATCCTTTTTGGCTAACCGAAAATTTCCTCTTGACAAAGTGCTTTGACTATGCTATAATCAAAATGTACTAAGAAGGAGGTAATGAAAATGAAACGTAAGGCTCAGGTCAAATCCCAATTTGAAATCGTCCGCTCTATCCGTGGTGACTGGGGTTCCATTTCTCCCGTAACTAAGGTCATCCCCGATAAACGTCGGAAACCTCCGAAGCATAAAGGGCGTCAGTATGATGACTGACGCCAATCGTGCCGGCGGCTTGTTAAAAAGTTGTCAATCTTTTTGCTCTTAAATGCTTGACACAATTTAAAATCTGAGTATAATAGAATATGTCAGGAGGGGAAAGCAAGCCAAGGGCAGGATGCCCACCCCGAAAAAAGTTTGAAAAACCTCTTGACAAACACCGCAAGGTGTGATACAATAAAGATGTTCCAAGAGGAACACAAAAAAAGATTGCGGAACGACACCGCGTAAACAAACGAGAAAGGAAGGTTCTATATGAAGAACATCACTCTGTCCACCATCGCTTCTGTCCTGTCTACTGTCGCTTTTGAGAACAAGGATGCCATCCTTGCCGAAGTCAACGCCGAACTTCATCGCGGTGATGCCGCAAAGGCCGCGAAGGCCAAGGTCTACGCCGATAACTGGGACGCGGTGCGGGACGTTCTCGCTACTGCGCCGCAGGGTGCCACGGTTGCCGAGATTTTCGACAGTCTCACCGACAAGGTCGGCTCTGACTTCACCAAGGGCAAGCTGACCTACGCTCTCGGCCATCAGTGGGCTGACCGCGTAGTCAAGACTGAGGGTAAGGTGAACACCTACGCCCTCAAGGTGTAAGGCTCACCTGAAATGCCACCCCTATCGGGTGGCATTTTATTTTGCTTTCATAACAATTAGTTAGTTATAACTAACCTGCCGGCATTTTAAAATCGTGCCGGCACGAAAATTTCTTGCTCTTTTTTTCAAAAACCCCTTGACATTTGTACCCCGTTATTGTATAATCAAGATGTACCGAATGAAAGGGGACATCAAGATGAAGAACACTTACGAAGTTCGTGCCGCTAAATTCGCCGCTCTGCTCGTCCGCCTGTTCTCTGCGTGCTTTACCCTTGCTGATTTTGAAGAAGCTATTGAAGAGTACAACTCTACCCACAGCCGCCCGCTCAACTATGCCCACGGCGTGTCACGTATCGCCATTATGCGTGCGGATTATGTCATCAAGTTTGATCTCAAACCTGATGAGGATTGGGATGATGGTTTCGGTGGTTGTCGTGCGGGTGATAACTCTACTGAAAAAGAGGTGTATCAGCGTGCGGTTGATGCTGGCTATGCCTATTTGCTCGCTAAAACTACCATTCTCACTATTGGCGGTCGCCATATCTCCGTTATGCCCCGCATCAATGATGTAGGAAATGAAGAGCGTTATTGGGGCGATTATGTGACTGATGAAGAATATGATTGGCTGACCGAAAATATTTACGACATCCATGAAGGAAACGTGGGCTATTACAAGGGCAAGCCCGTAGTGATTGACTACGGGTGGGATACGGAAATGTAATTTCCGCATTTTTCGCCGGCCGAAAATTTGAAAAAAGTTTGAAAAAACTCTTGACAAAGCCCCTCCCCTAATGTATAATAAGACTGTACCGAATGAAAGGGGTAAGACGAAATGAAGGAACTGTATCTTGTGTTTGATGGTGAGACTTGCAACACTCCCAAGGATGAGAAGGGTCAGCTTGACCTCACGAGCGGTCAAGTGTATGATAGCGGTTGGGCTATCGTAGATAATGAAGGAAAAGTATATTGCGAACGTTCGTTCGTGAATAGCGATGTGTTCTACGGAATGCCGCAGGCTATGAATGAAGCATTCTTTGCTGATAAAATCCCGCAGTACAAGCAGGACATCCGCGAGGGCAAGCGTATTGTCCGCAACACTTGGGGCATTTGGCGTCAGCTTCGGCAGGATTGTGAAGACTACAAAGTTAAGGCTATCCTTGCCCACAATGCACGGTTTGATGTGCGGACGATGAACACCACGATGCGGTATCAGACCAAAAGCAAGCGGCGGTACTTCTTCCCCTATGGTTTGCCTGTATGGGACACTATGAAGATGGCCACGGATACCATTTGCAAGCGTGCTGATTATGTGGCTTTCTGCGAGGAAAATGGTTATATGACCAAGCACAAGGTTCCGCAAGTTCGCAAGACCGCCGAAATTCTGTGGCGGTTCCTCACTGGCAACAATAACTTCACTGAATCACACACTGGTCTTGAAGATGTACAGATTGAAGCACAAATTTTCGCGGCGTGCGTGCGGATGCACAAGGCAATGGAACGCGAAGCAGAACTTGAACCCGATGACATCGAAC